GAACGACTCTTGGATCTCCTCCAATACAGAAATCAATTTCTGACTTAGCACCTTTCAACTCAAAGTCTACTTGTCTACCCAACACTGTGATCAATACTATCTTAGCTTTACGCAGCTCAAAACTGTTTCTCGCACCATCATGGAATCCCTTGTCTCCCAACTACAAAACCTGGCTCTCAACACCAACTATGTTCGCGAAAAGGATGAATCATACTTCACTCCCAACGTCAACACTCATGTTAACCAGTTTCGTGTCGAACAACACCAACGTGCAGTTCTCTTCGCTATGAACAAATACGTCTACCCTGACATTGTTTTCGAAGTACTCCACAATCGACGACGCACTACCACAGATCTCGAGTCTATCTTGACCGACTTCTTCAAAGGCGACAAACCACAGCACAAAATCGTCCGCGACGCAAACTACAATCTTGCCGTCCAATACGCACGACTTGCCTTTCAACCCGATCAACCAGTACGACCCATTCATCTACTAGATATCGAACACCACTACCCAATCAAATGGCAAACCAACGCTGAACCTCCATTCTCAACATCACCAACATTCCTCAACATGCTCCCTCCTGATACCAAACCTACCACAGGCAACATGAAGCACATCATTTTCGAGTTCACTCGTCAATGGCACCACGAAATTAAGGACAATACAGCATCTTTCGATGACTACCTTTTCTTCATGCTTCTACATATCAAGACAACCATCGTCAAATCCGACGAAGCAAACAAACTCAGATCAATCTGGGGTGTCCCAAAACCATGGATCTACGCACAGATCATGTTCCACTGGACACTATTCGCTTGCTACCGACGCAACCCGCAACGTTACCCTCTCTTATGGGGATACGAAACCTTCACAGGTGGCTGGTTCCGCCTCAACTCCGAGCTATTCTGCTCCTTCATGCAATGTTCATTCATCATGATAGACTGGAAAAGTTTCGACAAAGATGTCCCTCACGAAGGCATTGATGACGTCTCTGATAACACAGAGTCATACATCGACTTCGACCACGGCTATTTACCAACTGTCGACTACCCCGACACAGCCTCAACCTGGACACCACTCAAAGCATCACGCCTACGACGTCTATATAAATGGACCTCATATGCATACAAAAACACACCAATCGTTCTCCCCGACGGATCAAAATGGCGAAGACAATTCGCTACCTTACCCTCAGGCCTGTACACCACACAGTACTACGATTCACACTGGAATTACATCATGATAGCTACCATACTTATCGCTATGGGTTTCGACCCTAGGATGTGTATCATTAAAGTTCTTGGCGACGATTCAATCATTCGTCTCTACGTCCTGATACCACCCAACCTTCACTCAGACTTCCTGTCTCGAATGCAAGAGTTAGCCACTCACTATTTTGGTACTACCATTAGCATCAACAAATCTGGAATCTCCAACCGTCTCAACGGCTGCGAAGTTCTCAGTTACACCAATTCGAACGGCCTCCCTCGCCGTAACGAAGTTGATCTATTAGCCAAGCTGTACCACACCCCAGCACGCCAACCAACGCCAGAGAAAACCATGGCCACCGCCATCGGCATCGCTTACGCAAACGTAGGTACTCACAAATCAGTACACAACGTATGTCACGATCTCTACAAGCACTACGCGTCTCAAGGCTACACTCCTGACTCTTCAGGGCTCAAACACGCTCTCGG